GATCTTCCGTCCCCGTGGCATGGCGAGTAGTCATGTGGGGATTGTTTGTGATGGTCGGCAGTTTGTGCACACGAGAAAGAACCTGGGCACATGTATGGAGTTGACGAAGCGTTGGGCGCCCCGCCTGATGCAGATTGCGCGGTTGCGGCGGCTCCTGTAGCCACCGTTACCTGTATCCTGGTCCTGTCGCCCCTGCGGGCCGCCGATGGACACTTGCGCGTGCAGCGGGAGGTCTTTCCGGCAGGCGATCCGCTCGATGCCTATCTGCCCGAGGGCGAAGACTTGCGGCATGTCACCGTGAACGGGGCCACGATCCTGCCTGAGCATTACGCGCGCTACGTGCCGAAGGCCGGGGATGAACTCTGGCTCTGGCCGACGTGGGGCGAACCGGCGACGTTGATTGGGATTGGTATCTCGTTGCTGGTCGGCCTCGCGGTTTCGGCGGCGTCCCATTTTCTCTTTCGTCCGAAGCCGCTCCTGCTGCCGCAGCAAAACCAGATGAGCGGCGAGGCCGAACGCACCTTTAGCTTTGAGGGGATTCGCACCGCCGTGGGGCCGGGCGCCGTCGTCCCGGTCGTGTATGGTCGCCACCGCATTGGCGGGCAACTCCTCCTGGCCACTGTCGATCAAGCCGCCGTCGTCGTGGACGATGGCACCACGGCCCACACCGCTACGATTAGTGACGTCACGCACGGGGAACCCTCGGACATTGTGTATGTGACCGCCCCCAATCACGGCTTTGTCACGGGCCAGATTGTGTTGATCCAGGGCGTTCAAGGCAAAACAGAAGTAAATACCACCTGGGCGATTCACGTGGGCGATGCGGATACGTTTGTCCTCGATAGCTCGTGGGCCGTGGGTATCACGCATCCTTACCAGGGCGGCGGCACGGCCATGCTCTACAATCAGGGCTCGCGCAACTACCAGGCCATCACCAATCCGCCCACGCTGACGCTCATGATCGGGCTCTGTGAAGGCCCGATTGAGGCCATCCTGACGGACACGATTCAGATTAATGGCCAACCCGTGGCCAACTTTCCGGGCGTGCAGGTCTATACCGGCCTCGGCACGGCCAATCAACCGGCCTTTGCCGAGTTTGGCGGGGCGCGCAACACGTTTGCCGACGGCCGCGACATCGGCGAGAGCCCCCTCACCTATACCTCCAACGCCGCGTTGCATGCCTTTGTCCTCAACCTGGCCTGGCCCGAGGGCTTGTATTTTCTCAACGACAAGGGCGAAAAGCACAGCAATAATGCCGTGCTCCAGTATCGCTATGCGCCGCGCGGCACGGGCAGTTGGTCCGCGTGGACGCCCTTTCAGGTCAATGCCGACCGCACGGCGGCGGTGCGCCTGGGGATCCGCCGCGAAGGGCTCCCGTATCAAGCCTACGATATTCAGATTCAGCACCTCCGCGCGGGGAATACGGACGAACTCCGGGCACGGTATAAGAGTATCCTGGAAAGTGTGACCGAATACGTCCCGGATACGTATGCCTATCCGTACACGGCCTGGCTGGGCTTGCGCGCACTGGCTACCGATGCCTTGCGGGGGGCCTTACCCAATATCACGGTCGAGGTGCGGGGGCGTCAGGTGCGCGTGGGCTCCCTCGCGGTCCCGGAAACGTGGTCCGATAACCCCGCCTGGTGTGTGCTCGATGCGCTCACCAATCGGCGCTATGGGACGGGGGTGCCAGATAGCGAGGTGGACCTCACCGCCTTTGCCCTCTACGCCGCCTATTGTGACCAGCAAATGCAGGGTGAGCGGCGCCATACGCTGAATTACGTGCTGGACCGCGAAACGCGGGCGCAGCAATTTTTCTTAGAAACCATGGGCGGATCGCGCGGCATTCTCCTCAAAACGGCCGGGCTCTGGACACCACGCCCGACGCGGGACGAAACGCCCACGTGTCTCCTCTCCTGGACCTCCGTGACGAATGTGCGCCTCACCTATATCCAGGACGTGGACGCCATTAACGTCGTGGAGGCGCGCTTTGCCAGTGAAGATCAGGACTTTGAGCAAGACGTCATTACCTGGCCGACGCTGGCCAACTGGCCCCCTGAGGTCCATAAGCACAGCTTTGATTTGCGCGGCGTGACCAAGCCAAGCCGGGTCATGCGCGCCCTCCAGTATGAACTCAATCGGCGGCGCTTTGAAAATGTGCTCCTGGAGATGGACTGTTCCCTGGAAGCGCTGCCGCTGCAGATGCATGATCTCTTTCGCTTTGCCCATCCCTTGCCGGGCTGGGGCACGTCCGGGCGCATCCAGCAAGGCTCCGATGCCGCCATCCTCCACGTCGATGAAGATTGCCTCTTTGAGCAGGACCTCACGTATGTCGTGTACGTGCGTCATGAGGACGATACGCTCGAAGCCCGCGAGGTCCTGACCATCACGTTGGGCCCGACGCGCACGCTCCATCTGGCCGCGCAGCTCAGTTTCTTTCCGGTCCCGCGCACCTCCACGTTCATGTTTGGGACGCTGGCCACCAATGCCAATACGCGCACGTTCCGGGTGACCAGTCTGCGGCGCAAAAATGATTTGACCGTGAGTCTCGAAGCGCTGATTCACAACCCGAGCATCTATGATGAGGCCGTGGCGTCGCCGCTGGGGGTCATTACGACGCTCTTTAACCCGGAAGGCCCGCCGCCGCCGCTCCTCTCGCTCGTGGCAACCGAAGTGACGCGGATTCAGACGAGCGGCGCGAGTCTGCGCGTCATTAATCTCTCATGGGACGTCGCCCCCTTGAGTAGTGGCTATGCGCTCTACGGGGGCGCCATGATCTTGCGCCGCGTGCTCCTGGCGACGGGGCAAATGGGGCAGGTGGAGGCCGGGACGATTGGCGCCGGAGCGATTAGTGACCCCAATGACCCCAACTATAACTATACGCCGCTCACCCAGGTCCGGGGGCATGTGCTGGATTGGGATGACTATACGGCCATTAGTGGCTCGACGTATCAGTACCGCGTCGTCCCCATCTCGCACCTGGGGGTCCCCAATAATATCGGTGCGCGGGAAGTCGTCATTCATATTGCCGGCCCCACGACGCCCGGCTACTTCCCCGCGACGCCGCGGAACTTGCGTCTCCAGGGCCAGGCCGTGGGCGTGTCCCTGTGGGAAGGCCGGGACCTGCATGTCGAGTGGGATGCGGTGGCGGATAGCCCGCTCTTTAGCGAGACGTTTTTTGTGGCCTTCTACGTGGTGCAAGTCTGGGCGCCGGGGCAACTCTACTTGCTGCGGGCCTATAATGCGGCCCTGGCGCCCGCAGGCCAGAGCGTGCAGTGGACGTATACCCATCAGCAAAACGAAGAAGACCAGATTCGCAGCGGCTACGCCGGGGCGCGACGCGATCTCCAGGTGATGGTGTGGGCAGTCACCAATACCGGGCTCTTGTCGCTCGATCCTGCGGTGATCGTCGTGACCAATGCGCCGCCCGACATGAGTAATATCTTACCGGAAGCCCAGGCGCTCTTTGAGGCGGTGCGGATTGATTGGAAACAATGGATCCGCCCGCGGGATTTTGATCATTTCCTGGTGTTACTCGATGCCGGGAACCCGCCCACGATCCCTAATCAGACGGTCGGCATTGATTTCCAGGTGCTGCTCATTCCGGATCTGCTCGCGGGCATCACCTATTATGTCCAGATTATTCCCTATGACTCGTTTGGCATTGGCATTCCGAGTGCCATTGCCTCCTTTACGCCCGTGGCCCTCACGGCCGACAAACTGGACAATACGCCACCAGCCGTGCCGACCGGCCTCCGCCTTACGACGGGGACGGATGCCAGTGCGGACGGGACGGTGATGACCTGGGTGCAGGCGCACTGGAACCCCCAGGGAGAAGAGGATCTCAACGGCTTTCAACTCGTGTTTCGGGTGGCATCACCCAACATCCCGACCGTCGTGCAGCCGGGACGGTTTGATAGTACCTACAAAATTTTTGTCCCCGGCAATGTGACGGTCTTTGCCAAAATTGCCGCGATTGATCGCCTGGCGAATCTCAGTGCGTTTACCGATCCCGAGGTGTCCATTACGACGGGCCGCGATGGGACGCCACCGAGCGCCGCCGCGAACCTCTATGCCGTCGGCACCGTGCAAAAGATTGCGCTGCTCTGGACGCCGCCGGGCGATCTGGATTACGACTACTGTGAGGTCTGGACGTCGGGGCTCAACGATCGCAGCACGGCTGGGGTGATTGGGCAAGGCAGCTACAGCTTTGAACATACGGGGTTTGTCGCCAATCAGCGGGCCTATTATTGGATTCGTCCAGTAGATACCTCGGGCAATATTGGGCCGTTTCACCCCGTCTCGGCCACGGCAGGGGTGACGGCCGTCGCTGGGCAACTGGACGACACCTTCATTAGCTCCCTGGTGGCGACCAAAATCCTTACCGGGAAGCTCACGGCGCTGGTCAGTATTGGCGTGGCGGATCGCGTCTATATTGATGGCACCAATAGTCTGATGGTCATCCGCGATCAGTACCTGGGCAATAACCGCGTCCTCTTGGGGAAGCTCGGGCCGCTCTCGGATCAGTACGGCATTCAGATTTTTAATAGTGGCGGCGGCCTCATGTTTGACGCGAATGAGAGCGGTGTCACGGCAGCCGGAATTAAAAC